TCTAAAAAATTATTTGATATTATGGTACTTATTGAAGATAACGTTAATATAAATGATGAGAATATACTTGAATGGTTTAATATAAAACATGTATAAAAATAATTTAAATCTAGATAATTTATTTTTTAATTGGAATAGGCGAGACCACCCATACCAGATAAGATACGGAGAACGTTGTAGTTGACCGCATATACGTGGATAGTACCAGCTACACTAGAAGATAAGGATAATACCGCGGTATCAATGCGGGACATGTTGAGAGTGCCACTTGGTTGATGTTCTTCTGGTTTAAGAGCAAATGAGTATATGTTGATACCTTTGTGGTTGTCATCAGGAGTATTTTCGTGATGTTGGTAAGGTTGAACAAGTGAGAAATAATCACCTTTGCGAGTAGCAAAACGATCATTGCCATTAAGCATGATTTTAGCTTGCATAGTAGGATTTTTAGAGTTATTGTAATCATTAGCACCAAGTTTGGTATCATCTGTGCTTTCAGCAGTTGAAAAGTTGTTCCAGAATGGCATTTGTTGTTTGGTATCGTCATCATTAGATTTAACAGCCCAAACAAGTTCTTTGCAAGGGTGGTTGAAATTAAGTCTAACTGGTTTCATGCTATCAACAGAAGCAGATTGAGACATTGTATCGGTGCCAGTGAATTGTAATTGTTCAATTAAATATTCATGAGATAATTGAGCGAAACGTCTGCGTTCATCGGTATCAAGGAATACATAGTCAACCCATAAATTAGCATCATGTAATGTAACATCAGAACCGGATGCGAATCTATTAGTCGCAGTTCCAGCATCAGTAGGATCAGTTCGAAATTCAGTAGTATAATCAGTGGCGGATCTATTGCCATTTGTGCAGCCGTTAGTATCAGCATCTTCATCTGCACATAAGTTAGCATAATAAGTATCTACTAAGTTAGCAGCAGATTCGTATTCAATGTTGATTTTAACTTCGTGATATTGAAGGGCGATTAATGGAAGAGCTAAACCTACATTGCGGCAGAACCAGAATTCAAGAGGAACGTATAATTCATATTCTTTTTGTCCACCTAATTTGGTACATAAATTAGCGGTGTTAGCACCAACCATAGTATTGTAACCAGAGCGTTTGCCAGCTGGTAATGATAATTCGTTCCAGATGTATAACCATTCGGAATAATGTTTATCAATGCGTTGACCACCAATTTCTAATTCAACAGTTTTTAATAATTTTTGACCAAAGTTTGGTACAAGAGCTACATTTTTAGATGGATCATCAGCATTATTATTCTTGATTTTACCGTTGAAATATACACGGTGGATTAAATCACCATTACGAGTTATTTGGAAACTGGCACGAGAGCCTAATGAATTGCTTCCAGATGGAGTTTGTTGGATAGCTTCAATAGCGAAGTTAGTATGACGACGATATACAACTTTAAAAAAGGTAATTTGAGGATTACCGGTTAAATAAACATCCTGAGCACCATAAGCTACTAGTTGAAGAAGACCACCACCCATTTACGCTATATTCTTTATACTATTAGTGGAGAAAAAAAAAGAAGATATTATTATACACAAACTATTATTATTATAATATGAAAAAAATAATGTAGAAAAATTTAATTGGAATAAGCAAGGCCACCCATGCCAGATAATATACGAAGAACGTTATAGTTGACAGCATATACATGTAATGATGATGTGTCGGGGTCTGGTTTTAATTTTAAGTTTAAGTTTAGTACAGCGGTATCAATACGAGACATATTGAGGGTGCCACTTGGTTGATGTTCTTCTGGTTTAAGAGCAAATGAATAAACATTGATTCCAGCATTAGTTGGTACATTTTCGTGATGTTGATATGGTTGTATTAAATTGAAATAAGAACCGGGACGTTCAGAAAAGCGATCATTTCCGTTTAATACTAATTTAGCAGATACAATTGGATTAATAGACGTTACAGCACTTCTATCACTTACTCTTGTTAAAACATCATCTAATCCTCCAGGTGTTAATGTGTAATTGAACCAATTAATATTATTAATAATAGAATTACTACCTTGTGCTTCAACAAACCAGTATAATTCCTTGCAAGGATGATTGAAGGATAATTTTGGTTTAGCTTGTGCTCCAGATACAGATTCAGTACCGGTGAATTGTAATTGTTCAATTAAATATTCATGCGATAATTGAGCAAAACGTCTACGTTCATCAGTGTCAAGGAAGATATAATCAACCCATAGAGATGAAGCACCTAATGGTTTTGCGAGAGCAGTGTCAGTACCTTGGCATTTTTCAGCGGTTTGGAATAAGATGTTTACTTTGACTTCGTGATATTGAAGAGCAATTAATGGAAGAGCTAAACCTACATTGCGGCAGAACCAGAATTCAAGAGGTATATATAATTGATCATTGGAAGTAGCACTTAATACACCACCATCACAACCTACCATTTTCTTATAGCCATCACGTTTTGATACAGGTAATGATAATTCATTCCATACATACATCCAGTGGGAATATTGTTTGTCAATTTTTTGACCACCAATTTCAAGTTCTACATAGTCAATAAGACGTAAACCGAAATAAGGACATACTTCTTTGTCTTCCGCAGACATATCAACTGCTAAATACATGCGGTGGATTAAATCACCATTGCGAGAGATTTGGCAAGTTACACGGTTGCCATAACCTGGATTTCCGTTGAAAGTTTGTTGGATAGCTTCAATAGCGAAGTTAGTATGACGACGATATACAACTTTGAAAAAGGTAATTTGAGGATTACCAGTTAAATAAACATCCTGAGCACCATAAGCTACAAGTTGAAGAAGACCACCACCCATTTACGCTATATTCTTTATACTATTAGTGGAGAAAAAAAAAAGTCTAATATTACACAAAACATATACATTATTATTGTTATAATATATTGAAAAATAAAACATATAATTGAATAATTTAGTTGGAATAGGCAAGACCACCCATACCAGATAATATGCGGAGAACGTTGTAGTTAACAGCATAGATATTGATGCCACTGTAATCTATGGCTGTATTAGTTGATCTATTAGTTGCTGTTTGCATTTTATCAACAGTATTAACCATGAGAGTGGCTGTGTCAATACGAGACATATTGAGAGTGCCACTTGGTTGATGATCTTCTGGTTTAAGAGCAAATGAGTATACGTTGATACCAGGGTTTGCAGTTACGTTAGTGTGATGTTGATAAGGTTGTACTAAATTGAAATAAGAACCTTTGCGTACAGCGAAACGATCGTTGCCATTTAATTGTAAGATGGCATCAACGAATGGATTCTTAGCTTTGTCATGTGGTACAACAGCATTGCCATCTTGTGCATCCATATCAGAATAATCATACCATCTGGCATTACGTGTTGTAGTACCTTTGGCTTTGGCGACCCATACTAATTCTTTGCATGGGTGGTTGAAGTTGAGTTTAACACGAGTGCTGCCAGTGCCAAGAGTTTCAGTACCGGTGAATTGTAATTGTTCAATTAAATATTCATGGGATAATTGAGCAAAACGTCTGCGTTCATCGGTATCAAGGAATATGTAATCTACCCATAAAGACATATTTTTAAATTCTGGAAAATTGTTAACATTAGCACCAGTAGCACCTAAATTTGTTACAATGCAATTAGATTTTTGTTCAAATTCAATTTTAACTTTTACTTCATGGTATTGAAGAGCGATTAATGGAAGAGCTAAACCTACATTGCGGCAAAACCAGAATTCAAGTGGTACATATAAAGTAGTATTTGATCCAGTAGTGTCTCCTGAATTAGCACCTACCATCTTGTCATACGCATGGCGTTTGCCTATTGGTAAAGATAATTCGTTCCAGATGTACATCCAGTCAGAATAGTGTTTATCAATTTGTTGACCACCAATTTCAATTACAACAGATTTTAATAAGCGAAGACCTAAGTAGTTAACATATGTATCAGTTCCCGATGTTCTAACAGGAACATCTACTTGGAGATACATGCGGTTGATTAAATCACCGTTACGGGATATTTGACAATTTACTGTGTTCCCATATCCCGGGTTTCCATTGAAGGTTTGTTGGATAGCTTCAATAGCGAAGTTAGTATGAC